CTGCCTAAGAAGAGATGTAGCTGCCTTAGAGTGTCCGCCGATAAGGTGGATGAGACCAAAGTAGTAGAACCCGAATCCGGGGATGTAACCATAATGAACAAAGTGCTGTCGCTTGGCTTTAAGCTCATCGTCTTCCTTCCAATTCCGCCGAATGGCTAGAACAGTTCCCGTACCCTTTTCAATAGTCACCACGTACGGCAGTGCAATACCAGTCTCGTTGTTGTCGTCGTCAACGTCCGGATACCCCTCAAGGTCCAGATTGACGTGCATCTCAAGCAACTGGAACCGGTCATCCATTGACGCCGAGAACCCTTGATCCTCAGCCTTCTGCTTCTCCACCTCGTCCATCGTGCGAATCGGATCGCCCAGATCAATATCACGATAGAACCCGGCATACTGAAGTTTCTTAACGTCGTTCTCGCTCTTACGCATCTTGTGCGTAACACGCTCGGCTGTCTCTAAATTCGCCGCACCATACGGCACAACAATATCTTCAGCCGGAATATATACAGCGGTCTGCCGACCCAACGCCGGGTCGTAATACACCTTCTTGAACGCATTACCCGCGAGGGCAAGACTGAGGAGAAGCCGCTCATGCTCGGGGCGATACTCCGGCATTTTCTCGGTCAACTGATAATTCATATCATCAGCAACACGTACCGCAGCGTCTTTCTTCTCCGGGGTCTCCTTACCGATAATCTTGGTCTTCACCGGCCCTGCTGCCGGGAATGTCTCCATAATAGTCTCGGACTGGAACTTAACCGCCGACTCCATCAGGAGCGGGTGAAACACACCGCAAGCACCCGGCCACGGCTCAGTCCGATCCTCATACCGGATACCGAGAATCTTCAGTCCCTTAACGTAGGTATCAAGCCATTCTTTGCGGTCAGCGAGGTCTTGGTCATACTTACCAAGGAGTTCACTGGAGAGAGTCTGCAACTCGCTCTCATCCATAAAGTCTGCAAGGTTGGCATCGAAGTCTTCAGCACGCGACTGACTTTCGCCAAATTCAAGCATCATCCCGTCAACGCCAATCTGCACTGCTTCCGGGTCTACCACTTCAATTTCGATAGGAGCGGTGTCGGCTGCAAGAGCATCCAGACCCAATGGGGCCTCATACAGACCTTTATCCATATTTGCAGCCATCTATATTCTCCTAGTAATAACCTTCTCTACGTCGTTTAAAAAATCGTTCCGGTTCAGGCTCGTCGCTAGCTAAGCGCAAGAACCCACCTTGCCTGTACCGCAATAGGGCTTGTGTCATGGAGTCCACCAAGTCATCATGTTCTCCAGATGGGAAACTGGCGACTTCTTCGACCAGTTCCTCGGCCCAGTGGGTGTTCGGTACCCACACCCTACCAGATGCGAATATATCAGCAACTGCGTTCAAGCGGGCGATCTTGTCATTACCCTTGCTTGGGGTGAACTCCTGCACCGGAATACCCATGGCCCGCAGTTCAAATATGAGGGGGCTACCTGCGGCCTTCGCTTCCACAATCAAACTGTCCGGATTCCAGTACTTGTATTCCTCTTGTGCCCGCTCCTTTAGCTCCGGAAACTCCATACGGTTTTTGAATGCGTTAAGCAGGATGATATTCGACTGATATTTCCCGGTGTCGTCCGGAGATTCGAAGATTCCCCACGTAGTACATGCAGAGTAATCGGCACGCTGGGACTTGAGGAACGCGGTATCCCAAGACTGGATCACGTAACTGCATGGAGGGGGGCTGTCGTTTTCCCAAACCTTCCACCACTCACGTTTAACGATGGCCGATACGTCAGAAGTAGGCTCTTGCTGGTACTGAGCCATCCATTTGCCGTTTGGAAGCTCTTGTTTTAGTGCTTCTAGCTCCGCGAGACTCCAAAACTGCGGCCAAAGTGGGTTTCCAGAGGGCAAAAGTGCCGGAAATTCGATAACTTCCCACTCTTCTCCACTTCTTTGTGCTGCGGCCTTCAAAACTTGCCCGGTTAGGTCCTTTTTTGACCACCGAGTCATCACTATTACAATGGCACCACCCGGTTGGAGACGCTGACGAGGCCCTGATGTGTACCACTCGTAGGTCTTTTCGTAGACTTCGGGGTTTGACTCGGCCAGAGTTGCTTCTTGTTCCGAGTGCGGGTCGTCAATAATCAGTAGATCGGCACCCTTACCGGTTACTGCACCGCCAACACCGATGGCAAAGTACTCACCAGCGTAGTTTGTAGCCCATCTTCCGGCTGCTTTTGAGTCTGCTTGCAGCGCAACCTCTGGAAATATGTCTTTGTACCGGTCTGAATCCACCAAGTTACGTACTTTACGTCCAAACCCCACCGCCAATTCCGCTGTGTGAGAAGTCTGAATGATCTTCTTGCCGGGGAATCTCCCTAAAAACCAACTTGGTAGCAGGTACGAAGCAAACTCAGACTTCGTATGACGGGGTGGCATATTGATAATGAGGCGTTTTACTTCCCCATTTGCCACGCGTTCGAAGGCTCGGGCCATCTTCTCGTGGTGTCGGCCATGTATGAAGTTTGGCCACACATAATTAACGTAGGCCATGAAGTCGTTTTGGGATTTCTCCTTGGTGCCAACCTTGCGAGCTTCAGCCAGAAGCTGCCCCACCTTTTGCTGCAATTCAGGCGGTAGGTTTGGCAGGCGTTGTTCGATGTTACGGAGTAGGTTCGGATCCATCTTCCGTAGCAACTTCTTGTGAGTTGTTGAGTCCTAACTCTTCATCCAGATCAATCTCTGCAAGGGCTACGGGTTTATCTTCGTCCACTACCTCGTATTCACCTTCATATAATTGCAGAGTTTTCTTCAACTCGTCTTCGATGTCCTTAACCGTACGGTGCGTCACATTTACGTCGATCCTCTCCGAAAAGAGTCCAACTCCTGAGACTTTGCCCAGTAGTTCCAGAGCCTTGAGCCTGACCTTTGCATCTTCGTCAGTAGACTCAACGACCAGCTTGTTTGTGACGTAATTACGCAGCCGACGATGTACGTCGAATAATTCCCGGTCGAACTCGGTAAGTATCGTATTAAGGTGTTTAACCGAAGCAGGCGTAAGGTCTCTTGGAGGCGGAAGTTTCTCTTCCAGCATTATCTCGTGAGACTGCATTCGATCATCGTCCGTAACTTCGACGGACAAGCCTTCACTCTCTAGAACCTCAACCGTGTTGAGTAGAGCCTCAGCTTTTGCGCGGAAGTCGTTTAGCTCTTCCGGAGTTGTATCAAATGGGAACGGAATCCCCAGTTCTGGCGTTGCAACAACCGGCATAACCGTGCCTGTGATGTCGTTGCCCGGGAGTATACGGACTATTTTAAAAAATACAAATATATCCCGTGGGGGTATGGGACCCAAACGAGGTACCGGGGGGTGTTTCTATATGAGGGGGGTAGGGGTCTGCCCGGGAAAAAACTAAGTCCGGTTACGATTCCGGAGTGCTTTGTCAAAGACGCGCCTTAAGTGGTGGTGATGAAGGGGACTTAAGGAAGCCAGCACCGATTTTAAAAATAGTATACCAGATGTGCGGATCATAGAGTACAGAGAGACGCGGGACTCCTAATGCCATTTGGGTGGGTCGGGGTACGGTGGGGTCGCATCCAGCCCGTTTTATAAACAACGTTTATACTTTGAAATCCTAAAACACTTGACATTATCACCACAATATGAGATTATAATAGGGCAATCGCGGCAACGAGCCGCAGCAATATATAAACAAGTTTACAAATGGAGTGCATATCATGATCAATTCAAACATCAAGAAGGTCGTCACGGACGCTATCGCCACCGAGAGCAAGGCGGAGCGCAAGTGGTTAGACGTTGGCGCGGCGATTCGTGACGCGTTCGCTAGTGAGGCCGCACTAAATGAGGTGCGTGCCGAATTTCTGGACACGGTGATTTATCCGGCCATGGGTGATGAAGCCGTCAAGGTGATCAAGGCGGAGTTACCCCGCAAGGGCACGAAGGACTGGAACGATGCCGGTGCGACTCAACAGGCCGCGTGGACTGCGATGAACGACGCGAAGAAAACGGTACGCGGCAAGGGCTCGGTCTATTTCGGTCGCGTGGTCAAGTACGCTTTCCCGAGTGAGGCAGAAGCGGAACCCGCTGCAAAACGCGATCTGAAAACACGTTTGAACGAGGAGTTGTCCGCCCTGATCAAAGCGTGCCAGAAGTCGGAAGGCGAGACATTCGACGTCGGCATGGTGGTCGGGCATCTTGAGTCTGCCCTGAAGTACATCAACAAGTAATAACCCACCAAGTGACCCGCGCCACATGGCGCGGGTTATTTTTTCACCGAACTATCATGCCGGTAGGGGCAGGTTCCCGTGGGCTTCAACCGATATGCTGCGTGCAGCATATCGTACCGAGTCGGCAGCGTCAAGCCCTATTTTGCCGTAGTTCGTGAGTAGCGTGAGTAGCGTGAGTAGCAGCCCCTACTCACCTGTAAGTTATTGATTTTAAACTAGAATTGAGTACTTTTAGGGGGGGGTGAGTAGATGAGTAGCATATTTTATAAACCTACGGGGGTTGATGAATTTATCTCGTATAAACGCGTTTTTTCTATGTTTGCGTGGTCGCTTGGACTTCCTAGGCGGCTCAAAAAACGCTACTTTTCTACTCAGCGCGACATTTAAGCGTCTAACCCCATGAATTACATAACGATTTTTTCGAGAGTACCCGTCTACTTATCAGGCACAGCCTACTCACACCAATTTATAAACACCGTTTACACGAGGACACAATGAGCGAAGCAAACGACTACACCTGCCAGAAGTGCAGCGCACCAATCAATCCCGCAAGGTGGGAACTGGGCTACACGATATGTATGCGAAGTGAGTGCGCGCACAAGCCGCCAGTTAGAACCATCGCCACACTCCACAAGAGCAACGCGATCCTGATTACGGATCTGAACGACCTGAAAGGCATCAACAACAAAGGAGGGTTCTACAGGTGACAGCCCCACAACAACAGAGTCTAAAACACTTGACAAGTCTGCAATAGTTTGATATAATGCGAAGCATAATAAGAATCCAACGACGTATAAACAACTGTTTACATAAACGCTGCGTAGCAGCACGGAGTGCAACATGGCAACCATCGATTGGGACGAGGAGGTGGAGAACGAGTCGGGCAGGTACGAGCCCGACGAGATCGAGATCCTAGAAGAACTGTACACACAAGAGCGTACGGCTAACGACCAGATCATCGAAGCCCTAAAGAGTCTGGCCACGGCCACACCTGACGACGCCCTTGCGGGTGTCAGACGGATACTGGC